GGCGGGTCGACCCCGGCTGGGTCGACCGCTGGCGGGTCGACCGCTGGCGCCGGCCGGCCGGGCCGGGGTGGACCGGCCAGGGCACCCCGGCCGGGGGAGGGCATGGACGAGATGACGCGGAAGCTACTCCAGCAGGGTGGGTACCGCAGGTAGTATCATCGGGGTAGCACCCTTTCGCGATGAAGGTGCAACGTGATCATCTAGCGAAAGGGGGGCTACCCCGTGGCACGTGAAACCTTCGAAAACTGGATCCCGGTACAGACCGGCGACGTTGCTATCCAGGCTCTGATCCAGGCATCGGTCACTGAACGGATCGGTCGGCCCGAGCCGATGGCGTCGGACACTAAGCAGGTCCCCCGGTCAGGGGACTTTGCCGTTGCGGGAGTGGGCAAGGGTTCCGCGTACGGAGAGACCAGCGGCACCAATGACTACGTGGAACTGATCGCTCGCAAGGTCGGTGGCGCCGCGCGCATTGCTGAGGAAGACCTCATGGACTCACCGGTGGACCTGTTGAAGACCAAGAGGGTCGATGCGTCCCGTAATATGGCGTTGTTCTACGATAACGCCACGCTCGCCACGAGTGCCGCGGCCAACGGCACCACCATCCTGTACACATCCGTGTACAACGCGGTCCGTACCACGGATGCCGCGGTGGGGTACACAGCGGACGACAACTACTTGGCGGGGGCTGTCACGTACGACAACCTGTCTGCGACGCTGGCGCTTGTCGAAGACAACAAGTGGTTTGACGAGAGCCAACTGTTCGTCGCAGCGTCCCCCGCGTACAAGGCGTCATTCCGCGGGGTCAAGGACGACAACAACATGCCGATCTTTCAGCAGGGCACCGCTGGCGGGGATGACATGCTGTTCGGTTACCCCGTGCAGTGGACCAGGGGAGCGAGGGTGTCCGCCACCAACAGCTATCAGCCGGCGGGTAACCCTCTGCTGGTGATCGGAAACCGACAGCTGTTGATCAACGGTCAGGCCAAGCTCTCGCCGTTCATCGCCACGCCGAACCCTGGATTCGCCTTGCAGCGGGCCAACACGGGCATCGGATTCCTCACCGACGAGGCTGTCATGAAGGCAGCGTTCCGCCGGGGGTTCAACGTGGGCGACGCTAGCGCTTTCGCGGTGTTTGAGAAGACAGCCTGATCTACCCGGACGAGTGCCTGTTTAGTCTCCCTTTCCAGGCACTCGTCCGGGTACCGTGCGGAGGTGATGATCATGGTATGGGCTAGCGCGGAGGATGTGCTGTCCATCACTGGAGCATCCGCCACTGCTGAGGATGTCGCGTTGGCCAATGCGACCATCACGGTGTATTCCAACCGATCGTACGATGCCTCGGACTCCATGACCCCTCGGGATCTTTTCTGGTTGAAGCAGGCTGCGGCCTGGCAGGCCAAGTGGTTGCCGGCAAACCCTGGATTCGGGATGAACCAGAGTGCACGGTCGACATCTCAGGATGGGGTATCGACCGACCGGCGTGCCGAATGGGAAGAGAATCTTGCTCCCATGGCTGCCCGAGCTTTGAAGAATCTCAGCTGGAAAGGTGACCGTACCGAGCGGGTACCCCGCGTGGATGTCCCGTTGGGCCTGGCCGTGGTGTCATTCCTTGAGGAATATGGAGACAACATCAGCGATTGGGAGACCCTGTGATGGCTGGTTTCAAGAGCAAGGCCCAGTGGCGGTGGGCATTCGCGACCCATCGGCGGTGGGCTCGCAGGTGGGCCCACAAGACACCAGGTGGTCCAGTGGTCCGGTTCCGTCGGCTGCCCCGCCGGAAGACGGTTACCGGTGTGGGTTCCGGTCGTCGGAGGTACTGATAGATGCGTGCCAGGGTCACCACCACCGTGACGATCCTGTCCGGGTCGTCGGTCGATGATCTCGGAGACGTGATCGATGGCACCACGGTGACAGCCACAGCGGTGCCGGCCAGCGTGGTGGCCACCCGGCAACGGACCACAGTGCCGGCCGATGGCCGACCACAGGTGATCAGGTCCTTTGTGGGAAGGGTGCCGTATGGCACTGCCGTGACGGTGGACGATCGGATTCGGGACGACCGGACCTTGACCGTGTACCGGGTGGATGCGGTCACCCCCGCTCCCACCATGCTCGATGATCTCAGGTTGGATATGAGAACATCCTGACCGAAAAGGGACGGATATGCCCTACACGCTCGACCCCGATGGGAAGATCGAAATACGGGCCCATCTGGAAAAGGTCGCTGACCGGGTAGCCGAGGCTGTGGCCTCCGACGCTCGTCGGCTGTGTCCGGTGGATACTGGAGAGCTGGTCAGCACCATCACGGTTGTCCAGGTCCTGGCCTTGCAGCGGCAGGTGTGGGTGGGATCCGATCACTGGCTGTACGTCGAATATGGCACCCGGTACATGCGTGCCCAGCCCTACATGCGGCCGGCAGCCTACCGTCGGCGGGTGATCACGTGACGTACCACCCTACAGACGAGCTGGTTGCTGTCGCCTGGTTGAAGACCATCCCTGCCCTAGGTGATGGGGTGGCCACCACGCTGCCCACCGACACCGCCACGTGGCCCACCCTGGGCACCCCCGCCGGACCCATCTTCGTCCAGATCACGATCGTCGGCGGTGCGGTGGAACTGGAATATAACCGTACGGAAGCAATCATTGGCGTGGCGTGCTGGGCAGCCAGCCCCACCTCGGGCAAACCTCCCTGGGGCCGGGCCAGCCAAGTAGCTGCCCTTGTCCGGGATGCTGCGACCAGCCAACGCGGTGGGGGCGTGGTCACCATGCCGGTCGGGTACGGCCCGGCGGTGGTGGAGACGGTATATCCCGCATCACCCCCGCGGCGTATCCTGTCCGATCCCGCCGACTACGCCCGGTATGACCTGGACCTTAACCTACGGTGGATCGAAGTCTAATGTGGGCGATTATGGGGCAGGTCACCCGGGATCTGCTGACCTACCGTGGCCGGCCGGTGGTGCATGACAACCGTGACGAGCTGCAATGGTTGCTCCCGGGGGCGGTACTGGTCCGGGTGAGTGACCAGGATCTGCGAGCCCGGTCGCCCCTGCCTCCCCTACCGTTGCGGGACCACCCTGACATGGCTGGGGCCGCCTGGCCACTAGACAGAGAAGAGTTTCGATGACAGAACCCACGGTCTGGCCGGCCACTGTCCGGACCAGCATCAACCCCACCACACCGATCACTGTGAACCGAGCGGAATGGCTGGACCTGTCCCGCATGGGCCTGCTGGTTCAGGAGAACCCGGTCACTCCCATCAAGAAAGGACAGTGACATGGCGGTCACCACCACCAACCTGATCGCTGGGCCGGGCACGCTGTACACCGCAGCGTTCGGTGCCGCTGAGCCTGACTCTGTGGACGTCGGCACGGCGCCGGCCACCCCCACATGGACCGATGTTGGTGCCACTCAGGGTGGTGTCAAGTTGACCATTGATCAGTCGTACTACGAGCTGGAGGTTGACCAGCTGGTCGATGTGCCGGAACGGCGCATCACCAAACGGGACACCATGCTGGAAACCAGCCTTGCGGAGCCCACGCTGGACAACCTGGGCATGGCACTCAACGGGGGGACCGTGACCTCGTCCGCTACGTATGACGAGTACGACCCGGACGACGGTAACAGCGCTACCCAGCCCGATTACGTGGCGGTGATTTTCGATGGGTACGCGCCGCGCACCGCGGCGGGGGTGACCAACGTCCGTCGGGTGCTGGTTCGCAAGGTCCTCAGCACTGCGGGAGTGGGTGCCGAGTACAAAAAGGACGGTCAGACCCTCTTCCCTGTGAAGCTCAGCGCGCACTACGTGTCGGCATCTATCAAGCCGTTCCGGATCGTGGATCAGACGTCATGATCGAGATTGTGAGCTCAGAGTCCGCACCGGAACGTGTCCCGCTGTTCTCCATCGATGGGGTGGAGTACGGCATGCCAGCACGGATCAATGGGGCCACGTCCCTACAGGTGCTGGAGGTCATAGCCGAGCGGGGGGAGGTTGCGTCCCTGCCGACAGTGCTACGGATGGTGTTGGGTGACGAGGCGTACATGGCGCTACGGTCCTGCCCGTCAGTCACCATGACGGACCTGAATCGGATCATGACGGTGGTGCGGGACCAGGTGCTCGGGTCGTTGGAGGGGGGGCCGGGGGAATCCTAAAGGCCAGGGTTGCTGAGATCGGTTGGGTGCTGCACTACCAACGTGATCTCTGGTCGGATTTTCGGGCGGTGCATCGTCTGAGTCCCGATCAGGCTCTGGCCTTACCCGGGCCTGAGTACATGGCCCTGGCATGGCGACTACCCGCGTACGGCGGGGTGTTGGCCAACAGGATGTCTGAGAAATCCTCTCCACTTCCGGATGATCTTATCGAATGGGGGTGATCTGAGATGGCCGATATGCCCGGTGGGGCATTCAAAATCGCGGATGCGTATGTCAAGGTGGACCTACGCTACGATGATGATCAGGTTGCCCGTGCTGTGGAAGGTGCCCTGAAAGGCTCGGAGCCTCGGATTCGGAGTGCATCCCGTAAGCAGGGAAAGAAATCGTCGACGTCTTTTGGTCAGGCGTTTTTCGGGTCCCTCAAACCGACCCTTACTGCGGGAATCTGGGGATCATTCAGTGATCTACCGAAAAGCTTTGCCTCGGCGCCCTGGGCTACCTCGGCGGGTGTGGCGTTGGGAACGACCATTGTTGGCACGATGCTGCCGGCTATCGGTGGACTCATTTCCGCCGGTGTCGGTATCGGTGGTGGACTGAGTGTGCTGGGACTGGGTGCCCTGCTGTTGAAAGACAACCCAGACATTCAAAAGGCCGCGCATGGCATGGCCGATGGTGTCCTCATGATTTTCCGTAATGCGGCGGGTGTGCTGGTACAGCCTTTTGTGGAAGCGTTCAACCGATTGGGAGAGATCTTTACCGGAGACAAGGTGGCTCCACAGTTGCGGGAGATGTTCTCCACCATGGCGCAGTGGGTCATTCCCTTGACCGATGCTTTCGGCAAGATGGCCGAGAACATCCTTCCCGGGTTTGTATCCATGCTGAAAGATATGGGCCCGGTGTTTCAGCAACTGGCGGTGTCATTGCCACAGTTTGGGCAGGCTCTGGGTGACTTCTTCAAGATCATTGGGCAGGGGGGCCCTGAGACCGCGCGGTTCCTTGGGGACTTCTTCGTCTTTCTGGATAGTCTGCTCACGTCTACCGCATACGCGGTATACGGCCTGACCAAAGCATATGGAGCTCTTCACGAATTCTTTGCGGTAGCGTTCCCCTCGGCGCTGTCCACTACCTGGTCATTCCTGAAAATGGTAGGTTCTGCGGTCGGAGACTTCTTTACCGGTATATGGAACTGGATCACTGACGCGGTGGGCAGGATCGGAGGATGGATCAGCAACATAGGGACCATGATCGGTAACGGGGTGAGCGCCATCGTCGGATGGTTCCAAGCCCTACCCGGCAGGATCATGGAAGCTATCGCCGCCCTCCCTGGTCTACTGAACACCGCTCTTGACCAAGCCATCACCCTGGCATTCACCACCATCGGGGAAGGTTTGGGGATGATCGTGCAGGCATTCCTCAATCTCCCGGGAGCGGCAGCCAATGCGGTGTCATCGCTATGGGGTGCGATCTCTGGAGCTTTCCACAGTGCTCGGGACCAGTCGACCGGCACTATCAGGTCCCTGGTGGACCAGGCAGTATCGTCCCTGTTTGGCCTGCCCGGTCGGGCGGCCGGGGCGGTGTCCTCGTTGTGGGGATGGATGTCAGGGCACTTCTATGGTGCTCGGGATGCTGCGGTAAACGCAGTGTGGTCCCTGGTCAATGGGACTGTCGGAGTGCTGTGGAACCTTCCTGGTCGAGCGGCAAGTGCTGCCAGTGCCGTACGGGGCGGAGTGATCGGCGCGTTCAGTGGCGCGGCCAGTTGGCTTTACAGTGCAGGCATGGACATTATCCGGGGGGTAGGGTCGGGTATCGAGGCTATGATCGGATGGGCTGTTGACAAGGCCAAGCGAGCGGCATCGTCGGTAGTCAACGGGTTCAAGAGTGCTCTTGGTATCGCGTCAAAATCCAAGGTCATGGCCGAACAGGTAGGGAAGTGGATCCCCCCGGGCATCACTTCCGGGGTGGAATCCGCCTTACCGGCCATGCATGCCAGGATGCGTGAACTAGTACCAACCACAATAGTGGACGCGGTCACCCCATCCCGGGGTACCTCCGGATCGGTCACCTACGTATTCCAGTCGGGAGCGCTGAGCTTGGATGTCAGTAAGCTCAAAACCATGGACGAGGTCATCAGAGCGGTGAACGGATTGGTAGGCACCGCACGGCAGTACCGGGTATCGGGAGTGACTACATGACCACCCGAGCTGAAATTCTGGTGAACGCGTTCCGCACCTACCCCGGGCGTAATCTGGACGGGGTGGTGTGGGTGGGCGGGATGTGTGTCCGATCGGTGGAACTGGACGGACCCAACACGGTATCCGTGATGGTGGATGGGGTCGATGACCCGCACTTTCGGATCACTAATCCCCCGCTTCGGACATCGGCAGGGATTGAGGATCCGGTGCGTGCCCTGGCCGCGGTGATCAGGAGGTACACCGGGTGACTGTCAACATCAGCTACGCTGACACTGGTGACGGCGGGGTATACGGGTACGGCACGTACGCCGAGGCCCTGGCCGGTACCAACAGGCTGACCACCGATACCGACATTGTCACTTTCGGTCAATCGTATGATGTCCCCATCACCTCCGGGTATGTGGTTGATCAGGCATTCTTCAGTTTCGGTTACACCTTGGCATCCTCCACCGAAGTGGTTGATGCTCACTTTGAGTTCAACATTGCAGAGCTTCACAGTGCGACAGTCGCGCGTGATATGGAAGTGTACGAATACGATTGGGGAGGGTCCCTCGACACGTCCGACTTCCGCACACCCAGCCAGGTATCGGCACTTACCAGGCTGGCCGTCGTATCCGACATTCAGAACAGCTACACGGACAACCTGATCCAGGCTGGGTCCCCTGCCCTGACAGAGCGGATGTTCACTACCGGTGCGATCCGCTGCATGGTGTCGACCAGCAGGGCACGTCAACAGTCCACCCCCACGGTGGACGAGCGGGGATCGTTCTACGCTGCCAACCACACCGGTACCGACAAGGACCCCCGGTTGGTGTGGACCACCATCCCGATCAGTTACCTCGCCCGGGTGGCGGGGGCTCAGGTGGCGCTGTCAGATGGGCGCACCGCAGTGTTGGAGGCCACAGCGGCAGAGACGTCCCTGGGTACCGGGCATATCCTGCTACGCACCGTGGACACCGCAGGAGCGGCCACCACGGTATCCACGGTGGGGACATCGTTCGCAGACTCCTGGCGGGGCGGTCTACAGGGGATGGGACTGTGCCGAGACTCTTCTGACCGGATGTACGTGGTGGGCCGGGCAGCGGGGATGGCCACTACACTGGCCGTCCAGTCCTGGTCATCGGCCGGCACGGCCGGCCCGGTGGTGTCCGCTCCCATGGCCACGTATGACGGATCTTTCGATCATTTCGCTGTGACGTGGCACGCGACCGGGGGAACCTACGGCACCCTGGTCGTGGTGGCCTTGTCTGGTCCAGGTACCGGAACATCCCCCTACCCCACCAACCACGGCCAAGTGCTACTGATCAGTTGTGACGCGGTGGTCACAGGTACGGGCACGGTGACCCGCGGAACCACCGCGTTGAAAAATGTGATCTCCAATGTGGTTAACGGGTTCAACGGGTGGACCAACAGCTTGTGTACGGGGCTGGACGTGGCGGCAGCGTCAGCCACCGTAGGATGGCTGGTCACCTACGCGGCGGAGTACCCCCCGTCGCTGAGCAGGTACACCCTGGCCAGTGGTGGGACCAGCATCACCGCCAGCAGCACCAGTCTGTCTCTGGGGTACGTCACCCGCAATGCGGATTCCAAGCTCCGAGTGGTGCCGATCTCTGACACTCAAGTCATGGTAGCGGGGGGTTCCTACCCATTCGTGTCAATCCAGAAGCAGCCTGGTTCAGGGTTTGTCACTCTCGGTAGGGTGTCCACAACCGACGTGGGAGCAGCTACCGTACCTGTCACCCTGGCCGATACCCCTATGTGGGATATCGTCTACGACTCGGGATCCAACAGGGTGTGGTGGTACTACGTCGATTCGGGCGCCAGCCACACCGTCAAGCGCACCTACTTCGACCTGTCCACCATGCTGCCCTCTGGAGTGGAGACGGTGGTCAGTAGTTCGGTGGGTGCCGGTGGTACCGCCAATCGGGCGATGCGCGCCACCCGGGGCGCGCTGGTCGGATCGTTCGCCCTGCTCACCGTGGCCAACAACGCCGGTGGAACCCTGTACTACCCTGATGTGCTCAACCAGGCACCGTTGGCACCCACCCTCACCCCGAAAGCCAACTTCGATGCCGACGCGGCGGCCACGTTCATGTGGACCTTCAACGATGCCAATGTGGGGGACACCCAGAGCTATTACGAACTGGACATTGACACCGCCGGAGGCTCCGGAGTGTACGACTCAGGATGGGTGTCCAGCTCGGTTGGTCAGCATGTGCTGTCTGCCAGCACCTTGACCAACGGGTCCGCCTACCAATGGCGGGTACGTACTCAGGACAACTTTGGTGCTACCGGGGCCTGGTCAGGGTTTGGTACGTTCTCGACCGCGGCGGGGGGTAACGTTACCATTACAGACCCCGCCAGTGACAACCCTGCTGGGGTGATCACGTCGTACTACGATGTGGTGTGGGAGGTGACCGGTACCGTCCAGCAGGACTACCGGGTGGTCCTGGTGCGCAACGACACTGCCAGCACCATTAGTGACACCGGGTGGGTGACCTCCACCGACACCGACATCACGGTGACTGGGATGATCACGGACGTGGAACACACCGTGTCCGTGACGGTCCGCAATGCCTCCGCGGTACAGTCCGGTACCGGAACCAGGTTGATCACGCCTAGCTTCGCCAGTCCAGACATCCCGGTGCTCATCCTGTCAGCGGGTGAAGGGTACATCTCAGTAACCGTGGACAACCCCAGCCCATCGGGATCCCGGCCCATCCCTACCCGCAACGGGGTGTATCGGCAGACGTACCCGGACGGAGGGTACATCAGGCTGGCCACCATCGACCCCGATGCCACCTATCTGGACTACGCCGCGGCGGGTGGGGTCGCCTATGAGTACTACGTGGAAGCTGAGGTGACATGACCAGCAGCGTCCCAGCCGTTATCACCCTCACCCTGACCGGCACATGGGTGCATGACCCCGACGACCCGTCCGGTACAGCCCATCAATACCCCTACGGGCCGGGCGGAGGTACGACTCTGGACCTTGCCCCGGTGCTCACGTTGTACGCCGGCCGGCAGTACCCGGTAGCGGACTTCGGCGAGCACCAACAGGACCAGTGCAAGCTGTCCCTGGATCTGCCTTTCGGAAACACTTGGTCGGACGACTTGGCTTCGCTGATCGACTTTCACCAGTTGCGCAAGACAGTGTTGGTCCGGGATGGTCGTGGTCGTAAATTCTTCGGCATCCTATCCGATTTCAGCGATACCCCTCAAAGGTGGGGATCTACCGTGTCGGTTGTGGTCACCCGGGTGACGTATGTCGAGGGGGAATAGTGCAGTCCCTCACCCCGGCTGGGGAAAGCAACCCTAACGGGCACACCCAGTCTGAGATCCTGGCTGCACTGCAAGGGTTGTCCGGGATTCGCCGATTGACTTTCCGGTATGACCGATTGGACGAGGAGAACACCTACCTAGGTCCACTCTCCAGCGTGGTTGATGGTCATGTGGAGCAGAACTGGCTGGCCGATATCAAGCGTAAGGCCAATTTCACTATCAGGGATGATGGTGTCCTCAACTATCTGTCAGATCGGATCCAACCATGGGTAAGGCTGGGGATTCCCCCATACGGTAGGAATGACTGGGTGGAGTGGCCACAGGGGGTGTTTCTTCTGACCACGCCCACCCGCACGGTGGATTCGTCCGGTCGGGTACTGCGCCAAGTAGACGGGTATGACGCCCTGACAGTGTATGCGGATGATCTGGTATCCAGTCGGTATACCCTCCTGGCTGGCAGCGTGGTGACTGATGAAGTGGCGACCCTGCTAGACACCGCTCATCTGACCGTGCAGGCTTCCGCGCTGACCTTGTCCACTGATCGGGAGTGGGAGCCTGGCACTTCCAAACTCAAGATCATCTCAGATCTTCTTGACTCGATCAACTATGAGTCGCTGAGCATGGACGAGTATGGTCGAGCAGTGGTCCAAGCCTACCGATCCCCTACCGATCGGCCAGCGGAGTACACCTACGCCGACGACGACCAGGGTCTGATCGTTCC